TTAATTCTTACGCAGAACGAGCGGCGTATCGGCGTTTAAGCGTCCATAAATCGCCAAAACCGTCCCAAACAGCCCCGCAAGTGCCTGTGCGGCGGATATGACCTGGTCGCCGAAGTTCGTAATGATATCCGCCGGAAGGACAATGCCCAAAGCTGGGCCAATGGCGGGGATGACTGTCGCAGCAGCCGTAATCAGTGTTCCCCACATCGTCTTCGAACGTAGCCACCATTTGCTGTCGTCATTCCCCGTAGCTTGGACGTCTGAAGTATTTCCCATCTTGCTTTCTCCTTTTGCGATTTGCTGGGGCTCAAGCAGCCCCCGGTTCGTGGCGTCGGCGGCCGCCCACGTACGCGCCAGCGCCAGCGTTGCATCGACCCGCTTCAGCCAGCCGCGCCCGAAGCGCCAGAAATGCGGAAGTGCGCGATAGCGTGTGCGCCGCGTCTCAGCGTAGTCGTCGAGCAGATCCGCGAGGCCTTTGGCGCCAATCGCCGCGAGAGTCTCCGGACCGATCTCGCCGTCAGCCGTTACGCCGACGACGCCTTGCAGCATCCGGATCGCGGCGCCGACGCCGTGGTTCACGGCCGCATCGAAATGCATCAGCGCCAGCGGTGCGGTAAAAACCGGACATGAAGCGGCATCGAAGTAGCGCTGCTGATAGATCGCGGCGACGGTCGCATCGGGGATGCGCTTCAACTCGGCGATCAGCCGAGCGCGCGAAGCGTCATCGACAATTTGGTTTTTGAATTTTGCATAAACGTCGAGCGTGATGCCGCGATTGGTCGGCCCGCCTGGATCGTAAGGGTCGTTCGAATATCCTCCCTCCATGTCGAGCACGTGCGCGAGTGCTTTCAGAAATATCGCGTCGTCGTGCCCGCTCTCCGGCTCTATATTTTCTTTCGGCCAGCGAAATCCGAGAAGCCGCGCTCTATCGAAGCTCGCGACCGTCACCGCATCGCCCTGATTGCCGCCGAGCAAATGGAGCTTGCCGTTCGTGTCGCTGAGCAGAAATCCGACGTGCCCCGCGTTCGGATCGTCCCCGCGCGACAGCACCGCGACTGCACCGAAGCGCGCTTCATCGAGCCGGTCGCCCCAATCGAGATACGATCGTGCAAGCAGCGATCCCGTTCCCGTATAACCGGCACGTTTCAGCATTGCGCCGAGAAACGCGGCGCACCACGGCGTTGCTTCCGTTTCGACGCTGGTATCGCCTGCATCCCGAAAGTAGCGCAGGATCTCGGGCGCATCGTCCTTGCCCGGAATTTCGCGCACGCCGAATTCGGCCCACGCAGCTGCAAGCCACGGCGGCTGATCCATCTTTGCCTCTTATATTTTTGTGCCCTCTTCTCCCCTCCCCTTGACGGGGAGGGGCGGGGGTGGGGTGAACGGGTAAGCGGACCGCCGGCAATCGATCGAACGACGTCAGATCACGGCAGCACGCGGAGCACCGCGGCCGAACAGCATGTTGGTCTGGTAGACGTTCACCGAAACTGCCGGCTGCAAGCTGCCAAAGTCTGCGATCTGATCGGCGCTTGTGTAGACGACGTTCGCAGTCGACGCGGAGAGCGTGCGCTTGACCGTCTCGCCATCGAGAATATCGACTTCATACGTTTCGCTGTCTTCCCCGAGCGGCACGTCCGGCGGTTCCCAGTTGTCGCCGCCGGTCCGCGTCCGCCGGACCCACGAAATGTTGAGATCGCCTGACACGCGCACACTCTTGATATGCACCGGCGACATTGGCCGTCGTCCAAGACCTTGGTACGTGAACGACGATGTTGCGTAGGACGCATCGCCGATGTCGCGATTGCCGGGACCATACCGCCAATTCAGGGCCAGCTTGAACTCGCTGTCCTGAAGCGGAACGCGGCTCACGGCGCCATCGAGCAGAACGAACGGTGCGCCGTCTGCGGGAACATCACGCATCGCGTTCTCGGTACCGAACTGACCGCGCAACAACCCGCTCAGCTCATAGGTCTGCGCGTCGACAAGCGCCGCATTCAGAAACTGAATGATCTCCCAATCGCCGTCACCGTTGCGCACGGCGGCCAGGTTCGCACCTCCGAGCATCGTCAGAAGATCCGCCGATGTAAGCGTGCCGTATGTCAGCCGCACACGCACGCGCGCCTGGTTGTCGATCCGCCCTTCCGGACCGGCAGCAAGCGGATCGAGCGTCACGCCCAGAGTTGCGGGCGCACTGGCGAGCGCGCGCAACTGATACGCCGTCGTCTGCGGTGATACATAAAGCGCGACGCTGCCCGGCCAGGGCTTTTGCATCGCCGCGGAGAAGCCGGATTGCGCATCGGCGGCCATCGTCCACGACGGCAGATCCATCAACATGACGGCCGGCGTTCCGACTTGCACCGGTGCCGGCTCAACCGCCGCCCGCGACGGCACATCGATCCGATCATAGACATCAGGATCGATGCTGAGTGCCGCAATCTCGCGAACGCCGCGTTCCGTCACATCGGTCAGCCGCAACAATCGATCGCGTCCCGCAATGTCGACGGCAATGATGTCGCCTGGCTCGAGAGCCAGCGCCGAGGGCGGCAGACTGAACGACGCTCGCTCGCGCGCCGCCCACGTCTCATACAGCCAGCTTTCGGCGAGCGATCCCGCAAGTCCATCATCGAGAACAATCGGCAGATCGGCTTCGGCGACGCGGCCGCTGGCGCCGGTCAACCGACGCGCTTCGGCGACGGCCTGCGGATAGACGTCGGCGCTCGAGATGTATCGCACTTTCGCGGACGCCGGCAGATCGGTTTCCTGCGCGCGCGTCATCTCATAGAGAGGATCATCCGCGTGTTCTTCGACAAGACCGTCGGCCGTCAAGGTCATCTGCGGCGCGGCGCGCCCGCGATGGCGAAAGACGATCTTGCCTTCGCTCTCGATGCTGTCGAAGAAATACGCAAGGCTCAGCGGCTGCAGCGCATCCCGCGCCGACATTGTATCGTCGAGCACGTAGCCCGGCACGGTTCCAGTCAATCCCGATACATCGAAGTCGGCAAAGCCGTTATCGGTCAGAATTTGCGCGACGAGGTCGCTGAGCGAAGCGCTGCCCAACCGTCCATTGAGCCAATGGCCAAGCGTCCAGTTTTCACCATCGCCCCAATATGTCGTCGCATAAGGAAACGCCGGATACGGGCGCGCATCCCAGCAATAGACGTGCAAGCGGCTGAGATCGACCATGCGCGCGCCGGTGACGTCCGACACCGGATTGAGCCCGGGAATATAGCCGCTGTTCGTCCAGTCGAACGCGTCGCGCAACGCTTCGAGAAAACGCGTCTGCATGAAGTCGTCGCGAATGCCGCGCGAGTAATAGGGCAGCATCGACTCCGAGCTTTTCGGATCGACGAACACGTTCGGCTGGTTCGCGCCCTTGTCGACGGCCGGACAGCCGACCTCCATGAACCAGAACGGTTTCGACTGCGGCACCCACGCTGTCTGTGTCGCGCTTTCGACGCCGCCGGGACGATTATAGTGAGCATTGCTCCACCACGAGCGGATATCCTTGTAGCGAAACACCCACGGCTTTCCGGCGCCATCGGTGATCGGCGTGCGCACCTGCGCATCTCGATCCACTGCCGACGCGTAATACCAGTCGTAACCTTCGCCCCCCGCTACATTCGAACGCAAATACGCTCCATCATAGACCGACGTCGCGCCTGCGATCGCATCGAGATGATCGCGTCCGTCGCGCCAATCGGCGAGCGGCCAATAGACATCCATGCCGATCGCGTCGACGTTCGCCGACGCCCACAGCGGATCGAGATGAAAATAGACGTCGCCCGTTCCATCGCCTGGTTGATGTCCGAAGTATTCGGACCAGTCAGCGGCATAGAGAACTTTCGTTGCCGACCCGAGGATGGCTTTGACGTCGGCCGCAAGCGCGATCAGGGCGATGACGAACGGATAAACGTCGGCGCTCGAACGCACATGCGTCAGGCCGCGCAGCTCCGTGCCGATGACGAACGCGTCGACGCCGCCTGCCGCTTTGGCGAGATAGGCTTGGTGCAAAACCATGCGCCGGTACGACCACTCGTTCGGACCGGAGTAATGGACCGTGCTTCCAGACAGCGAGAAATCCGTCCGCGCTGCTGTTCCCACGAACGACGCGATCTGACTCGCCGCAGCCGCAGTCTTGTCCGGCGTACCCGATAAGCCCGGCGCCGGATGACACGTGATGCGCCCTCGCCAGGGATAGACGGGCTGACTGCTGCCGCCATAGGGATTGGTCAGATCATTCCCGTCCGCAATGTCCATCAGAATGAACGGCGTCAGCGTCACGCTCAGCCCGCGCGCCTTGAGATCGGCTATGGCGGCAATTACCGTTTGGTCGGACGGCGTGCCGCCATAGGCCGCGTTGCCGTCGCGCGTGCTAATGAGATGCGCATTGCTCCTGTTTCGCCCCGCGACAGACCAATTGAGCGGCGCGGTTTTTTTATGCCGCGTCTCGACGCCCGGCTCGATCCTGCAGGTTCCGGCGCGCAAATCGGTTCCGAACCAGCTGACGATCAGCGAAACCGCCTTGGCGTTTGGTAGCGACGCTTCGAGTTGATCGACGGCAACCTGCCAATCGTTCTGACCAATCAACTGATGCACGTTTTCCGACTGCGAGACGCCGTCGTCGAACGTCTGATGCACGGGCTCCGTCGCGTAGACAAACTCGCCCGAGCCCGGAATCATGACGACGCCATGAATGTCCTTTTCCGTACTCGAAATGCCGCGAAAAACTTCGAACGAAAGCTGCGGCACACGATTGCCAAACTCCGCCAGCGGCAGGCGTTCAAAGACGATGTAGGCAACGCCGCGATAGGCTGGCGCGTTGTCCGCTCCATCGCGCGCCGCGATGAGACTGTCGGGCTCTTGCGTCTCCGTGCCTGTGTGCAAGCGAAACGACGTGCGCGACAGGTCGAGTTCCTGCTCGTCCGCCCAAATACGACCGACGCGCGTGACGACGCCCTCGCCTAGGGCCACGGCAAAATTCGCATAATAACGATATTGCGTCAGCGTCGTGCCGCCGCCCGATCCGCCTTTGCCGCTGCCCGCCGACTCCGTCGTCTTGACGATCTCTTCTTCGAGATCCGTCGCCCAGATGATCTGGCCGCCGACGCGCGCACGTCCATAGATGCGTGGCAGTGGTGATCCTTCTGTCGATGCGGTGACGCGAAGATCGCTGAGGCGCGGCCCTTCGACGGCGCGCCCCTGTCCGGATGCGCCGAACAGCGCCGCGTCCACATAGGCGCCTGCGAAGGCGCCGACTTGCGATCCAATCATCGCCCCCGACAGCGCCACGCCGAGAAAGCCGACGCCGGCGGGAAGAACGCTGCTGCCGACCGCAGCTCCGACAGCGGCCAGGGCAAGCGTCGCCATGTCTCAACATCCTTCGTTCAAGTCTGGAAACCGGAATGCGCCGGCGACGCGTCGGCGCCACCAATGCGAGAACGACACTTCGCAGACCGGAGCACCTTCCATCGCGTGGATCATCGTCGAGGCGCTGGCGACGATGGCCACATGCTTCGCGACGACACCCAGACGCAATCGAAACACGACGGCGTCGCCCGGCGCGATATCCGAAACGTCGATTCTTTCGAGATGCCGCGACGCGGCGGCGAGCATCGTTTCCTGCCCGCCGGATTCCGCCCAGTCTCGGCTATACGCGGGCGGCGTCTCAGCGTCCGATCCATAGATGTCGCGCCAGACGCCGCGCACAAGACCGAGACAATCGGTGCCGATACCGCGACGGCTCGCCTGATGATGATAAGGTGTGCCGATCCACTGGCGCGCCGCTTCGACGATCATTGCGCGCGTTGGTCTTGCTTGCATAGATCAACTCCCGCGTCCCACCTGCGTCAGGAATTTGTTGCCTGGCATCGACGGAAATCCTCGAAAATTGCTCACGTTCTGAAACCGCGCCTTGCAGGTTTCGACGCGCTTATCGCATCCGGCAGTAACAACGAAGAGATCCCCCGCGGTGGGAGTGTCTTCGGCGTCCGTCCACAGCTCAATGGCATCGGAACCTGTGAGCTTCGCGTGCGATTTGATTTCGATCTTCAGCCCTTCCGACACGCCCGATGCAAACGTAAAAAGCCCGCGCGAAAAAAATCCGCTTGTGAAACTCTCAAGTCCCGACACTGTAAAGCGCCGTGCCGACGCCGCCGCAATGATGCTTCCGGATCCGCGATAGGCGGGCGAAGATAGATCCACCTTGCAGCGCGCATCGCCGAAATCGGCGTCGCAGGTCAATTGCAGTAACCGGCCTTTTTGTTGCTGCAGATAGTGCGCGAGGCCTCGCAGTTCCGCCGCAAAGCTCGTTCCACTGCGGCGGACTTCGCCGATGCTTCCCGAGCGCATCAGCACACGCTGACTCGGATCGCTCCAGTTGACGCGATGAATTTCGACGCGCGCATCGTCATAGCGCCCGGCGGAAAGGTCATCATCGGTCAACGTCGCCGAGGAGAGCGCGCCCGAAACTTCGAGATTGTCGACGGCAAGCCCAAGACCGTCCTTAATGTCGCTGGCGGTAAAGCCACTCGCCGCTTCATACGTTGTGCCGCCGAACGTCAACGCTTTGTCGTGATCGGTGAACCCCATCACGACGCCATCGCGACGCGCGACGCGCCAGCACCAGCAAAGCGTCGTAGCCCCTGACGCGAGATGCGCAGCAAGATCCGAAGATAGCGTTTTCACAGGCGCACCTCGACGATCGGAATGTTCGGGATCGCACCGGACGTGAACCCGGAAAGATTGATCTCGAGTTTGTCGGTGTCGAAACGCACAGGAACGTCGAATTCGAATCCCGCTGTGACGCTTTGACCCGCAGCCGGAATGTGCCCGGCGAGAAACGTCACGACGCCTGCCGCCAGGTTCACGGCGAAATCCGTTCCACTCGCGCGCTCGACGCCAGCGACGGCGACACGCACTGTATTTGCGACCGGCTTTTTGATGTCGCGCGCCCAGGGCGCGAACGCGCTGCCATATGTCTTGCGAAGCTCAAATGCAGCCTTTGCACCGTCGCCGCTGCCGAGAACCTGATCGAGCGGGGATACGCTCGCATTCGGCGCGCACGATTTCCAATCCATTGGATCGCGCCATCTAAACGCGTGCAGCCGACCACGACACTCCTCAAAGAACGCGATGATCTGATGCAGATCGTCGAGCGACTTGACGCCATAGCCGGCATTGTAGCTGCGCCGGCTGTCGGCCCATCGGCTGTTGCGCTCTTCGTATCCTGATCCGAGCACGACGACATCGGTGCGCCGCTCCGGCCCGCCCTGCGCATTGCGCGAGATCGCCGTCGGAAATCTGACGTCATGAAAAGACATAAGATCACTTCGCTCTAGAGGTTGCGCTGGCCGTTCGCAGCGGCGCGCGCGATCATCGCAGCGATCTGCGTCTGCGACCGGTTGAAGCTCGCCGCGTCCGGCGTCGAAATATTGATTGTGATGTTCTGGCCTCCGCCGCCGGATGCCGCGACGCCAAGCCGTCCATCGGCGCCGCGCGTCAGCGGCATGATCGCTTCCGGTCCCTTCTCGCCCGCGAGACCCGAAGCCCCACCCGCAAGCGGAAACGAAATGGGGCTCGCGATGACGCCGCCGCTTGCGAAGGGAATCGGCGTACCGTTCTGAATGACGCCGCCTTTCGCGAACGGCATCGCTCCGCTGATGACGCCTTGAAACATCGAAGCGAAACCCGTCGTCAGCGGCTGCAACGCCGCTTTCAATGCGAGATTGGATATATTGAGCGCGAGCGACTTGAAGACGTCGCCGACACTCTTGCCTTTGATGGCGATATCGCTGAAGGCCGAAGCAAGCCGGCTTGAAAACTGCTGCCCGAGACGGCTCGTCGTTGCCAGACTCGTTTCGAGTTCGCTCGTATCGGCAACGATTTTGACGTTCCAAGTCTCAAGCTGTTGTCCGTCATTTGAAGGCATTGTTCTGTGACTCGCTGTCTGGATATTGCTGCATCAATGCGTCGAGCTGAACGCGCGTCGGTGCCAAACCTTCGCCGGACGTTCCGAATTTTCCACGCAGCATGGCCTGCAGTTCGCGTGGCGTGAGAGACCAGAAGACGGCGGGCGCAAGTCCCAGAACGCCTAATCCGATGTCCATCACGAGATCCCAGCGAAAGGGTCGCGTGCTTCCTCGTTCGCCTCCGCGCCGCCACCGCCGAACGTCGCCGTCAACAGGCGCACGACAATATCGACATAACCAGCCGCGCCGTTCTCGCATGTCATCGCCGCGACATCGGCATCGCTCGCAATCTGCCCCGCGCCTCTCAGCCCCGCCGCAATGACGCGTAAACAGTCGCGCGCTGAAAGACGTCCTTTTTCAAAACGTGCCGCCAGCGCCAGCATATCGCTATCGCCGAAGGCATCTTCGAGTTCGGCAAGTGCGCCGAGCGTCAACACGAGCTTGAATGTCGTACCGCCGAGCCGGGCCTCGATTTCACCGCGATGTCTATTGGCCATAGGCTGCCTCCTAATCGATGGACTCGTCATCCTCGGCCGAGTGCAGCGAAGCTGCGCCGAAGGCCGGGGATCCAGCGCAAGACTCGTCCAAGACGCAATATTGAAACCTTCGTGCTTCTTAAGCTGGATCCCGAACAGCATCGCCACAGCTCAGCCGTTCAAGGATGACGATGGCATCATGCTGCTGCGATGAAACTCAGCTCGCCCGCGCTTTCGAGCGAAATGTCGAACGTGACTTCGGCATCGTGACGTCCGCTGAATTCCAGCGCCGTGATCTGGAATGCGCCCTGGATCGTTCCGAAATCCGGGACGATGATCTGCCAGTCGCGGATCGTGCCATTGAAGGCGTAATCGCGGATCGTCGCATCCGACACACCGTCCTTGAACACGCCCGAGCCGGTGAGCCGCGCCGACTTCACACCTGCGCCGGTCAGAAGCTCGCGCCACTGACCCGCGCTTTCCGTGTTGGTGATCTCGACCGTCTCCGCGCTGATCGAAAGACTGCGCGCGCGCAGCCCTGCTACCGTCACGTAAACGCCCGCGCCTGTCGTATCGACCTTCAGAAGAAGGTCCTTACCTTTTTGTGCTGCCATGTCTGAGAACTCTTTTTGTTTTGCGCCCGGTCGGGCTTTTTGTTTGTGCCCGGCGACTCACGTTCCGCGAACCGGTCGCCGGTCACGGCCTTGGTGATCGAACTTCCGTCATCCTCGAACGCGCGAGCGCAGCGAGTGCGTTCGGGGATCCAGCGCAAAACCGCCGTAGGCTCAATATTGCGTCTTCGACGCATTTTGTTCTGGATCCCCGGTCTTCGCTTACGCTCGACCGAGGATGACGACGTTAGTCGTCCTAAGCAGTTTCAACTTCCGTCACGGCGCGAAAGCGCGCGATACCGTGAAAGGTTTCGCCGTCACTGTCGCGGCGAGCTTCCGAAAATTCATGCCTTAGATTGATCAGCCGATGCCCCGCGAGCGTCAGATCCTGATCGTGCAACGCCGCGCGCGCCGCCGCGATCACAATTTCCGTTTCTCGCCTGCCGCGCGCCCGCGACCAGACATGCAGCGTCACCAGATGCTCGTAACCTTCATCGCTCCCGGTCGACCAGTCGCGTTCCGTCGATTGCCCGAAAGTCACGAACGGAAACTCGGCGCGCGCCGGCGCATCGTCGTAGATGCGCGGACCGCCGAGCGCGGCAAGCGTCGACGCATCGCTCGAAAGTTTCTCGAAAATCGCCTTCTGAAGCGCAAAGCCCGCACTCAACATCACTTGCCTCGCGTTGGCTGATAGAGGTTTGCATCTGGGCTCTGTTTCTGCGGCGGCCGCTCTGCGGCGATATCCGCCTCACGCTTGGCGATCGCTTCGCGAACGAGGGCCAAAGCCCGCATACGCGCCGCGGACGTTCCGACGCCGCCGATACTGACATTCACTTTCATAGATCACGCTCCTCCACTGGGCACTTCAACCAGGCTCCGCGATCCTCGATGTCGATCGCGCCGAGAATGTCGAAGATGCGAACTCCGAACCGGATGCGCATCTCCGGCCGAACATCACCGCGATAGCGTATCCAAACGTCGTGCGTCGCCGTTCCGGCCGCGCGATCCAGTGCGAAATCTTCGTCAGCGCTTCGCGACCAGATCGCAGCCCACACTTCGGCGACGGCTATCCACTCCGTTATCGAACCTCCGGCGCCATCGCTCGTTCGTTCCGGCCGCTCGATGACAATGCGATGCCGGAGATCACCGGCTTTGACAGGTGCCTTCATAGCCGGATCGTCCGAAACGGATTGATGAGATCGCTCACGGCATCCGGAATACGCGCGCCGTCTTGCCCGATCTCGCGCGGATCGCGATGCTCGTACCAATGCGCGGTCAGCATCAGGATGGCGTGCTTCAGGGGCGCGGGAACGCTCGCCGCGTTGTCTCCGAAGCCCGCCGTCAAATCGATTTCGATACCCTGCGCGGCACGCGCCGGAAGCGGCGGCACGCTGTTGTTCCAGATGAGACGCGGCGGCCGTGACGCGAGATCTACGAGATAGCTTTGATCCGAAACAGCCATTGCATGGCCGGACGCATCAATGACGCGAACACCACCGACGGAGCGCAACGGCGCGATCGGCAATTCGATCTCACGCGACTTCGGCCAACGATCGAGCGTCAGCTTCCACGACTGCGTGATGAGCGCCAGAGACAGCGCCGTCTCGATGTGCAGCCGCGATGTCAGAACCAAGCTGCCGATCAGAATGTCTTCGGCATCGGTATCGATGCGCATATGCGCCTTGGCTTCGGCGACCGTCACCGGCTCAACGGTCGGCGGGCTCGTCATCACGAGAGACATTGCATGTCCTTATTGATTGCGCCCGGCGACACGTGCTGTTGCTCTGTTCGTGCAAGGAGTCTGCGCCTGACGGCCGGCTCCGCGAAGCGGAGTCGTCAGGCGCAATCAAAAACTCAGGTGCAAATAAAAATGCGAGGTCACCGCGCTGCGATAACCCCGCACGCTTCCGCGCGGGCGGGAGGGGAACCCGCGTGGAATTTTCTCGACCGTCATCCTCGAACGCATGAGCAAAGCGATGCGTTCGGGGATCCAGCACAAGGAGTGCCGAAGGCTCAACATTGTGTCTTCGACGACTCTTGCGCTGTATCCCCGGTCTTCGCTGGCGCTCGACCGAGGATGACGAAGCGAGACGTTACTCCGCGAACTTCAGCAGCTTGATCGCATCGAAGTCCTGCACGCCGCCGCCGACACGCTTCGTCGTATAGAAGAGCACGTAGGGCTTGGCGCTGTAGGGATCGCGCAGCACACGGATGCCAGCGCGGTCGACGATCAGATAGCCGCGCGAGAAATCGCCGAACGCGATCGACGGAGAACCGCTATCGATTGCCGGCATGTCCTCGCTTTCGGCGACGGGATAACCCATCAGCGACGGCCATTCGCCGGGCGCGTTCGCCGGCTGCCAGAGATAGTTGCCATCGCCATCCTTGAGCTTGCGCACCGCCGCGACCGTCGAACGGCTCATGATGAACGTGCCGTTGGCGCGATAAGGCGCCTTCGTCGCGTAGATGAGATCGAGCAGCTTGTCGCCGGGCGCTGTCGACGGGAACGCACCCGCGGCGCCGGTCGCGACGAACCCTATTTTGCCCCACGCCCATGAAGCGTTGGCGACGGTATCGTAGGCGAGAAAGCCCTTCGGCTTGTTCGAACCATCGCCGGAGACGAAGGCCGTGCCCTCCTGCTCCGCGAACGCGATGCGGACTTCTTCCGCCAGCCACTCGTCGATATTGACGATCGTGTCGTCGAGCAGAGATTGCGATGCGGCGGGCATCGCATAAAGCTCCATCGTCGGGAACTGCAGGTTGGCGAGCGTCGGAGTCACCGTCTGCGTGCGCGATGCAGTTTCGGCGACCCAGCCTGTTCCGACTCCGGTCGTCGCGAACGGACGATTGTAGACCGCACCGGAGACCTGTCGAAGTCCCGAGATCGCACGCATCGGCGAGATCGCCTTCAACGCGCGATTGACGGCAGCTTCCGTTTCCGCCGGCACGAGATAACCGCCGTCAGGAGCCGATCCAGTCGACAGGGCTTTTTCTTCGATCCGCGCCATCCGCGAAGCGTCTCCACGGCGAACGTAGCCATCGAAGGCCGCTTTATGCGCGAGCTGCGACGCCGGCGACACACCGCCTGCGAGATGTGGCCGCGCCGACTTCAGCGCCAGGTTGTCCGCGACGCGCTTCGTGGAGTCGAGCGTCTCCTCGATCCGCGCCAGCTTCTCGGCGACGAGAACGTCGGACGCGCCGCGCTGCTCGATCTCCGAGAGGCGCTGGTCGTTGGTTTCCTTGAAGGCTTCGAAAGCTTCGATGAATTCTTCGAAGGCGCGCGCGGTTTCCCCGCCCGCCCCCTTCGTTTCGAGGGAAGT